TTATTCTAAGTATAATGAAAATACAATTAAACAATATAGTGGAGTTATTGATACTAAAACTATGTATACCAATGTCGGTTTTTACGACAACTACGAAGAAGCTCAACTTGCAGGCTTGCAAAAAATGATTGAAATAATTAAAAACAAATGAGAACATACATAGGGGTTGACCCAGCAATAAGATTAAACGGAATGGCAGCCTGTTTTATTAAGCCAAACAAAGAGGTTGAATTTAAAAAATACAAAAGGTTTGTAGATTTTTTGGAAGATTCTTTTTACTGGCATATGGATTATCCAAACGCTGTTGTTTTAGTGGAAGATAGTAGCCTTCAAAATGTAACTTTTAACTCTTCCATTAACCGCGCGATCCTTTCTCGAATGTCCCGAAATGTAGGCATGAACCAAGCTGCTTCGCGAATAGCCTACGAATGGATTAAAGAAAATGGTTGCGAAGCCTACAATATTTCCCCAGAACAAAAGGGGAAAAAATGGGGAAAGGAAATATTTATGAAAGTCTTTCAAAATGAAGGCTACAAATTTGAACCAAATTTTAAAACAGCCAAAATAAGTCAGGACGAAATAGATTGTTTTACTCTTGCTTTAAAGGCTAAAAATTATCAAAAACATGAAAACAAATGGAAATGAACCAGCTTTTTCAAAAGCAGCTTATAATGATCCTTATTTTGGTCTTGATGCATCGAACGAAGGATTAACTAAACGTGAATATTTTGCAGCTATTGCAATGCAAGGAATAATAACTAATAAGGATGGACTTGATATTAAAATTGAATACATTGTTGAAGGTGCGGTTGATGCAGCAGATGCTTTGATTGAAGAACTAAACAAAACAAAGACGAATGAAAAAAAATAATGAAATGATAGATGGCATTAGTGTTGCTACATGGAAAGAAATTGAAAAAATTTCTAAACAATATCCTAAACCTGTCAGATATGCTGAAGGTACGGTAGCAAAATTAACTATCCTTAAATTTTATCTTGAGCCTTTAATGAAAGATGAAAGGCCACCTATGGATATGATGGAGCCTGGAAGAATGATAACCATAGCATACAAATTTTATAAAGAGTCAGATGGTGATAATATTAGAAATTTATCGTTAACTTTAATTAATAAATTTATAAATTAGGTTGATTACATTTTGTTAATTAGTGGTAATATCGGGGTAACATTTGCGTTGCCCCCTTTTTATTTAAAAATTTACTAAACCTATTTTTGTTGCGTATTCAAAAACAGCTCTAGCGTGACACAAAGCTATTTTATTTTGAAAGTTTGTATCAAACATTAATTTCGCATCGTGATAGTTGGTAAAAAAACCATTTTCAGACAAAACCGAAGGCATATTAGTTTGCGTTAAAACGTGAAATTTAGCTTCTTTGTCGTGATCCCCGTCGGTTAAATCAGCCCTAAAAATCCAATTAGGAAATTTTGATTTTACCTCCTTAAATAAAAGTTCTGAGTATATATCAGATTTGGTTTGTCCGGGCGATGTAAACACCTCCCATCCTCTAGCACTTTTGTTTTCTGCTGCATTTCCGTGAATGCTTAAATACAAAGATGCCTTATAATTTTTAGCCGCAAAGTTTGCCTTATTTACTCTTTTGCCTAATGATGTGTCTATTATTTCATCGTAAACCTTCATTGTAGTAAAGCCCCAATCGTTTAAATATTGTTCAATATATTGCACAACTGCCCGATTAAAAACACCCTCAAAAAACCATCCATACGAATGGAAAGTGCCATTATTGTGTTGCGCACATTTAGCAGGATAGGTTGTGTAACCATTAGGTAATTTTACTTTAGGATTTATACCTCCATGACCAGCATCTAAAAAAATACAAAATTCATTTTTATTCATAATTTACAATTTTAAAGGGAGGCATAAATCAATATACCTCCCTGAAGCCGCATAAGGTAGCGAATCTGTCTGCGCCTATAACTTAAATCCGATTAACGAAAAAGCTGCGGAAATCAAAGAAAATTTGGGAGGCAAACTCACCGAAATCTCCTTCCCAGCACATTCGCGTGATGTCTCCTTAATTTTGTCCCAAATGATTTGAGCAAGTTTAACATATTCTCGCCATGTAAATTTGATTTTGTTGTTTTCTAAATGCACTGAAATATCTTGCGTCAATTCCGCAAAATTGAAACTATAACAAGCCACATCGCCTAAAGGTGATTTTATTGTATCAGCACTTTTTAAGGCATCTTTTAAATTAGTCTGCATATTATTTATTTTAACGATTAAAAAAACGTGTTATTAAAACGCCAAGATTTACACCCGTGATACGTTTTATATTTTCCGAAATGGAATATAACTCCACGGTTGCAATTAAAAACGCTGCCATGTATGTAATGTTGAAAGGAAGGCTAAAAGTATTTCTTGCACCTTCAAAAATAAGGATAGCACAAAAATAAACTACTATTTTTTCTATGGTACGATAAAGTCCACGACTATTTATCTTTTGCCCTTCCTTCTTTGCCGCAATGATTCCAGTTGCCATGTCAGCAAAAACAACGAATACACTAAATATCAAAAATCCCTTAATAGGAACAAAAAAGCTAAATATCCATCCGCAACAAATGGCATACGTTATTTTCTCCCATCCAAGGTGCAAAAGGTTTATTAAGGTTGCTTTCATTATTCAAGTTTTATTAGCCTAACATCCCCGTCAACGGTTGCAAATTTGCCATCAGCATATTTATACAAGTCGTATTTAACACCGTTAAAGTTAAAGGATATTTGATTGGTAAATGTGGCTAAAAGTAAGTTGGTTGAAATAGAATAAACTTTGCCATTATCAGGATTAAAGATTAAACGCTTGTTTACATTCAACTCAATTACTCCATCAATAATTTCCCCGTTAAAATTTAGTTTCCAGTCTCCCAAAAACTTTGCCGTGTCTCTTTGAGCCGTTGTAAAATAAACAGGCTTACCGCTTATTTGAACGTGCAAATCATTGTAGTAATTAATCCTTTGTACGGCTTTGCCCTTTGTAATAATAGGCTTTGCATGAATGGCTAATGTGTTGCTTTGCCTTTCAGCATCGGTAACAAGGCTTTGAATGGCAGTTGCAGAATCGCCCAATATTTGCTTTGAGCCTGTGACTGTGCTATCAGACAAAGTAGTCTGCTGAATGATGTAATAAATGTTGCCTTGCTTTTGGATGTACACGGTGTCTTTAACAACTTCTTGCGCAAAAGAAAACAAGGGAAGGAATAAAAATAAGTATCTCATTTTATTTATTTTCGAGGTTAATAATTCTTTGTTCAAGAGCTTTGATAAGGGCTTGTTGCTCCTGGATGGCTTTGGTAAGGATGGGTATAATAGCTTGATAATTTACAGACATTGATTCCTCAAAACTCACTACTTCTGGTAAAATTGTACCAATATCTTGAGCAATAAAACCAAGTTGTTTACTGCCATTACTTTTATATGTATATTCAACAGGCTGCAATTTTAAAATATCATTTAAACCATATTTTAAATCAAAAATATCATCTTTTAAATTAAAATCTGAACGTGTAGTATAAGCTGATGCACTAACATTGCCTCCAACGTATATACTATCAACAACGTGTAAACGATAACCGCTTTGTGGACTTGCAGTTCCAATTCCAATATTACCAGCACTTGTAATACGCATTTTTTCATCACCATCTCCAGGTGATGATGTTGTATTTGTGTAAAATGTTAATGCTGTACCTGCATTAGTTGATGCTCTTTCACCTCTTATACTTGCGGTTGAACCTCCACTTTGGTCTGAATTTTTTAGCATTAATCTTGCAAAATAACCATCAGCATTTACTTTATCGCCAGTAACAAAAATATCATTACGAACACCACTTGTATTATACAAATCACCAATTTGTAATTTAGATAAAGGATTAGATGAAATAATGCCAGTGCCAATGCCAACATTACCATCAACAATAAGTCCATTTGTTGGAGGTGTTGTTGTTTCATATGCTGAACCAATACTTAAGGCTAATATACGAGATGTACGGTCTGTTCCGCCATTTACAACAAACGCATAATTGCTAGAACCATCGATTCGCAATGCTTCGCCTGTTGAATTCTGTTTAACTTGCAGTTTTGCTGATGGATTTGACAAACCAATCCCAACGTTACCAGCACTTGTAATACGCATTTTTTCATCACCATCTCCAGGTGATGATGTTGTATTTGTGTAAAATGTTAATGCTGTAGCTGCATTAGCCGATGCTCTTTCACCTCTTATACTTGCGGTTGAACCCCCACTTTGTTCTGAATTTTTCAGCATTAATCTTGCAAAATAACCATCAGCATTTACTTTATCGCCAGTAACAATAATATCATTACGAACACCACTTGTATTTAAAAAATCACCAATTTGTAATTTAGATAAAGGATTAGATGAACCAATGCCAACGTTGCCTCCAGCCTCATAAACTGCACTTGTATCAAATATTCCGCTTGAATTTGTTCGAATTAAATAATTATTTGGTAAACTTGACATATTTGCACCCGTTCCACCATTTGCAACAGGTAAAGTGCCACTAAATCTACCAGACCTCCAATAATTTGTAAGCATCGAAGCCGTGTCGCTTGGCAAAAGGTTTAAACGCAGCCATGCGTTACTCGTTGCCTTTTTATAATGCCACATTATATTTGTAGTGGTATCAAGAACCATATATGCCATGGTATCAATGGAAGGCTTTCTTACGGTGTCAGTTGCCACGCCCCGAAAAATAAGCCCATCGGCAGTTGTCTGTTCACCCAGCGTTATTTTTTGGTTGCCATTGCTCGGGTACTGTGCCAATGCAAGGCAAGGCAAAAGGAAGAGGAAGAGGGAAAGGAGTTGTTTCATGTTT